CGGGTGAGAACGTGCGTAGTCAGAAAAAGAAGATGTCGAAGCGATTGCGGGAAGCCGGTGTGTTTGCGATACGGGACCGAGCGGGTCGGCGGTGGAAGATCGACCATTACACGAATGTTGTCGTTAGTACGAAACTAGCGGAGGCGCACCGGCAGGCAACGGAGCAAGAGGCGCGCGAGCAGGGCGCGGGATACGTAATCGTATCGATACATGCGGACCCGTGCGAAAAGTGTGCGCCGTGGGAAGGTCGGGTGTTGCGGATATCGGCGGATGTTGGTGGCGCAATGCCGACGCTAGACGAGGCGATGACGGGCGGGCTTTTTCATCCGAATTGCGAGCACACGGTGACGCCGGTGCGAAATCTCGAAGTGTTGCCGGCGTGGGCGAAAAAATAACGGGAGGAAATGCGAATGAGTTACGATAAACAGCGGTTATTAAGAGACGCGGATGGCGTGCCAATTCCGCAATATTGGGATGTCGAGGAAGAAACGTTCAAGCCGATGGGGAAGCCGGCATTTGACGGTGATATACATTTAGAAAGCTCCGAAGAGGCTCCGGTCTATACTAAACTAACGGGGAGTTTTATTGAACATCGAGGATTGTCAACTGATGATAAACCATCCGGCGAAAACGTGGGGGACACTTTTTTCGAGATAGACACGCAAGACGTCTACATGTGGGACGGCACGGAATGGGAGTTGATTTAAGATGGATATAATCTCATATTCAAAGGCTAAAAAGGCGGAAAGTAAAGCGGACAACGTGCAGAATCAGTTAGACCAAGCCGTAGCTGACGGAGATCAACTTGCGGAGACGCAACAAGCTAGAGTCGATGCGGACGATGTTACTCACATAACATTAAAAGACCGCATCGATTCCGATGTTGGCAACCTGCAACGGGAAATTACGGGAGTGGCCGCCGGGGCAGAGGGAGCGATGTTTGCAGGCACGGGAGAGGTTGATGATTTATTCGAGCCGCCCCGCCAAGATGGTATAAATAGTTATTTTAGCGGCGGGGACGCTTTTGCGGTGGGCGATGTCACGACTTTTAATGAGTATAAAAACCTTTTTGAAAGTCTGTGGGAAGAGAACTCTAGTTACATCACTAGACACTCAAAGGGCTTTGATTCTAGCGGATGGCGGGAATGGGTTTACTACGTATATGGGCCTGAAAATTTCTCGAAAACCGTAATCATCGGGGCAGGAATGCACGGGGGTGAGAAATTAGGGGTAGTCACCTTGTACAACTTCTTGAAGTTGTTAATTGAAAAATGGAGGGATTACCCACAACTAGCCTACGTAAGGAAGCATGTAAGACTTGTAGTTATGCCCTTACAAAACCCTGCGGGAATTTATTTTAATTCTAGGACCAGTGAAGGGGTTGATATAAACCGAAACTTTGATTATAAGTGGGAAGAGTACTCCACAGAATCAGAGGCGCACAATAAAGGAGAGTATCCGGCCTCTCAATTTGAAACACAATGCATCGTGCAGGTGATGGAAGAATATCAAGACTCAATTGCTTATATAGATATGCATAACATGAGTACGGATGACCGTAATTTTTCAGAGGTTGTATATGTGCCGAAGAAATTGAAGTACCCTTTATCTGATTTGATGTTAACCGTGAAAGAATTGTCTGGCAAAAGTAATGTCGAAGTTTTAGGTTCCGATAACCCTTCCGGCGTTAATTATGCTACAGACAAACTCGGGATGATATCCACTAACATTGAATACGTTCCGGGTCAGCAAGATGGCAGTCCTTACGGCGAATCGGATATGACTTACGCTTTAAAGTGGTACGGGAACTTAATCATTAGGTTTTGTAAATACTCCTCAAAAATATGGGACGCGGAAATCTATACGCGGGCTAGTGTGAAGTCTTGGTTCGCGCAGTCCTATAACGACGGGATAAAGATACCTTCGGAAAGTGGTTATGAAATTGTGCTTAATGATATAAACGGAGTCCTACCTGTTAACTTCAACGGATATATCAAGGTTAGTTATGAGATGACGGTTAGTAGGCAAGACAATGATAATCCAGGGGTTTTGCTTAGGTTCACCCCCGTTGTGTTCCAACGGTATGGCGCATCCGAGTTTACGGATGACGTGAGTGAGCAGCGGAAGTGGTTTGAGAAGTATGTGCACGTAACTCACCAAGATTCCTTGACAGTATCCGCACTCATTCCGATCAATAAATTTGACGGTCATGTTGAGTATAAATTGTATGCTAGAGCTGATAACGATGAATATAGAATTATGAGGTTAACTAGGTTCGTGGAGTTAACCCCGTCCGAGGGCCAGATTAGCGCTATTGTCGGATCTCATTAGGTAGCGCCATCAACCGCTATCTATTGCCTCGGACTTTACAAAAACCCAATTAGCTAAGGGGCGTTATTCAACTAACGAGGGGAACGTTAGTTGATCAACAATAAATAACGCATCGGAGCGCGCACGCCCGATGTTTATTCGTGTTTTACCGTGTCCGCACGTACACGACGTTAAACTGTCTACGGAATTTATTGCCGACGGGCGTTAAACGGAGGAGGACGTATTCATGACGAAAGAAAACGAAGAAGTACGTAACGAGACGGAATCAGTAGAGGTAGCTCCGGTAGAAGAATCGAAAGAAACAACGTTTACGCAGGCGGAGCTAGACGAGATTGTGACGAAAAGGCTCGAGCGCGAACGAAAGAAGTACGCCGACTATGACGAAGTTAAAACGCAATTAACGGAACTCGAAGAGGCGGCGGAACAGCGCAGGCTTGACGAATTATCCGAAAAGGAGCGCGCCGAAGAACTTGCGAAGAAGTACGAACAGGAGAAAGCGGAACTTGCCGAACAGCTTGCGGAATATCAGCGAAAAGTCGAGCGGGAGAAAGTGACGAACGCGTTTATCGTCGAAGCGCAGGCGGCCGGTATTACGTATATCGAAGATGCGTTAAAGCTGGCGGATTTATCGGGCGTAACGGTCGAGGATGGGAAGATCGCCGGCGTTAAAGAGGCGGTAGGCACACTGGTCGAAGGGCGGCCGTACTTGTTACCGCAGCAAGAAACGCCGAAGCCGCGCGAGATTGGCGGGCCGTCGGGCGGGAGTCCGGTAGATGACGACATTAAAACGTTGGAGTCCGAGTTGGAAGCGGCGGAGAAAGCGCGGAACGTTAGCAAGGTAATCGAAATTACAAATCGTTTGAAGGCGAAACTAGGCAAATAAACAGAGCCTAGTTTTTGTTTTGAAAAATACAAGGGGGAATTTAATCAATGACAGCACTAACTTATGATTTTAAGGATCAGATCAGAGATTTAGAGGCAGGCATCTCGTTAATTATCAAGGACGAGCCGACACTATTAGGGCTTATTGGTCTTGACGGAGAGCCGTTGACACAGACTAAATTTGAGTGGATGTCCGACCATCTAAACTCTAACATCGTAATCGCGGAGGCCGCGGCGGGCGACGATGCTACGACAATTGAGCTTGCGGAAAACGATGGCGACAAGGTGCGCGTTAACGCAATCCTGTACATCAACGACGAGTATCTCGAGGTAAAGGCGGTAGATGGCGACGAGATTACTGTTGACCGCGGCATCGAAGGGACTACGGCGGTAGCTATCGAAGCAGGCGCGGAAATCCGTATCGTCAGCCGACCGCAGCTTGAAGGTGCTTTGCCGGGGCAAGATGAATCTCACGATCGTTATGTCGACCACAACTTTACGCAAATTTACGAAAGATACGCGGCAGTATCCGGTACGCAGCAAGCCGTACGTACGTATAACGTATCTAACGAATTGCAGTACCAAGTCGAACTACGTTTGAAAGAATTGGCGCGCGAAATGAACGACAGCTTGATCTACGGACTACGTCGTGACGCTGGACGAGCTACGCCGAGAACTACGGGCGGGTTGCTGCACTTCGCGAATGTCAAAAATTCCGCAAAGGCGAATTTGAGCGGCGAGGAAATCCAAGCGAAAGACATTAACGAATTGATGGAGAAAATTTATCAACGTGGCGGTAGCGCGAATACAATCCTTACGAACACGGCGGGCGCACGTCAAATCTCGAAACTTAACAACGATAAGATCCGCGTTGAGCGTCAAGATACGACGGGAGGCAACTATATCGCGCAGTTTGTATCCGACATCGTGGGCGGCAGCTTGGCAACAATCGTCGTTGATAAAAACATGCCGAAAGACAAGGTTATCGTATTTGACCGCTCTATCTTATCGATGAGTGCGTTGGAAGGACGTGCGTTATACGACACTGACGCAACTATTCCGGGTGCTGACTATGTATCTCGACAAATCCGCGGTGAGTACGGCGTTAAGGTTAAAAACGCGAACGAAAAAATCGGTATCA